GTCTTGGATAGCACATATCCTATTTATTTATTTAAGTTTATGAGTGTTCATGGTTCTATTGATTTTAGACATTTAACTTTTCAAGGAAATGTCTCTGGTGGATCAGGATATAATGAAACTATAACTTCTACTGCTTTTGAAGCAAAACATGATGAAAGTGGTAGTGCTGCCAGTCTTGCTTATGAAGCAGACAGAGATCAAGCACAAGGAACAGATTTTCAAATTATTGTTCAAGGAGCTGGTGCAGATAACGATCAAGCTAGTTCTGGTGAGCTTTGGTTATTTAATCCATCATCAACAACTTTTGTAAAGCATTTTATTGCTCAAGGTACTTGTTCAACAGACGATAATAAAACACATATATTACGCACAGCAGGATATTTTAATTTAACAGGAGCAATAGACGAAATACAATTTAAAATGTCTGGGGGAAATATAGACGCTGGCACATTTAAACTCTATGGAATTAAGGATAGTTAATGGCTTTAGTTAAATTAAATAATAGAGGTGTAAGATCAGCTACTACTTTTGGAAGCATATCAGCTTTAGGAGAAATGAGGTTTATTAAAAAACAAACTGCCTCATCATCTGCAACTATATCTTTTGTTGATGGAACAAGTGATGTTGTTCTTGATGATACTTACAAGGAATACTTATTTACTTGGAATAATATACATCCACAAACAGATGATGTTGATTTTAAATTTCAGGGAAATGCTGCTGGAGGTAGTGGGTATAATGAAAGTATAACTTCTACTTGGTTTGAGGCTTACCATGATGAAGGAGATACAGGTACAAGTTTAGCTTATAATACTAGCAGAGATCAAGCTAATGGTACTTCCTTTCAATTTTTGCATAATAAATTAGGAAATGATAATGACCAATGTGCTGCTGGTTATTTAAGACTTTTTAATCCATCATCAACTACATTTGTAAAACATTTTATTTCTGCTTGTACTAGAATTTCAGAAAATAATTTTACAGCACAACAATATATAGCTGGATATTTTAATACAACAAGTGCTATTGACGAAATACAATTTAAAATGAGTTCTGGCAACATAGACGCTGGAGATATTTGTTTATATGGAATTAACTAAGGAGAAAACATGGCAAGACATCATTTAATCAATGGAGTACAAGTAGCCTTTACGGCTGAAGAAGAGACAGCTTGGGATAATGCTGAGATAGCCTATGCTGATGGTGCATACGATAGGGCTATAGCTGATATGAGAACTAAAAGAAATAGACTTTTAGCTGAAACAGATTTTTATGCTTTATCAGATGTAACTATGTCAGATAGTATGACAACATATCGTCAAGATTTAAGAGACTTACCAGCTGGTAAAGATACATTAGATAAAGTAAATAATGCAACATGGCCTACTAAGCCTTAATGGCTAAGAAGTTTAAAGCATTTATTGAAAGAGCTAAACCAAGAAAAAGACCAAGAAGACATAAAAAGAATTTAAATAAATCACAAAGAAAAAATAAAAAGAAATATAGAGGACAAGGAAGATAATGGCAAAAACAGTAGATACGGTAGCATTACAAACAGGTGCAGTTAAGCCAACATCGGCTAATCAAACTACATCTAGTAAAGCTACATCATTAATTGAGTCTATAGTAGCTAAACCTACTATGCCTACAGGCACTACTATATCTCCTCAATTGCAGAATGTAGCTACTAATGAGCTAATGGCAACTCCAGGAGTTACTGGTACTGTAGCAGCAGCGACTCCTACAGCAACTACAGCACCTACAATAACAGGAGCTGCGGCACCTACAGCTACAACAACAACAACTCCTACAGCACAAACAGCACAACAATATACACAAGCTGGGGTAGCAGCTACAACTCCTACTATGACTGGGGCTACAGGAACTGTAACAGCACCTGCAGTAGGACAAACAGCAGCTATTACTGCTGATGCTACAGTCAAAGGTCAATTACAAGGACTACAACAAGATGTAACTACAGCATTAGCATCTGGTAATCCAATGCCTGTATGGGCTAGAGGTGCAGCTAAAGCAACTGAAGCAGCTATGGCAGCTAGAGGTATGAGTGCTAGTTCTATGGCAGCTGAAGCATTAGCTGAAGGTATTATGAATGCAGCTATACCAATAGCTAAAGCAGATGCAGATTCATATAAGCAAATGATATTTCAGAATCTGTCTAATAACCAACAGGCAGCTATTACAAACGCACAAGCATATCTTAAAATGGATATGGCTAATTTATCTAATGCACAACAAGCTAGTTTATCTAATCTACAGGCAAGACAATCATTTTTATTATCAGATCAAGCAGCAGCAAATGCAGCATCTCAGTTTAATGCTACTAGTCAAAATCAGGTTAATCAATTTTATGATAATATGGGTGCACAAATGGCTGAGCAAAATGCTAGTAGGGCAGATGCAATGGGTCAGTATGCAACTAGTGAAGCAAATAAAATTTCAGCATTAAATGCACAGAATACAGTACAAGTAGCAGAAGCTAATGCAGCTAGAGAATCTGCTATTAATCAATTTAATGCTACAGTACAAAATCAAAGAGATCAATTTAATGTTAACAATCAAAGAGAAATAGACCAATCAAATGTAGTTTGGAGAAGAGGTATTAATACTGCAAATACTGCAGCTGTAAATGCAGCTAATCAAACTAATGCACAGAATCTATTAAACTTATCTAACTGGTCTATGTCAGCGGCATGGCAACAATGGAGAGATGAAGCTTCATGGGTTAATACTGCTTCTGAAAATGCACAGAATAGAAATCATAATATGGCAATGGCAGCACTTGAAAGATCTGCAGCTGTAGATTTACAAAATAAAGCTTCTAAAGATGCTATGTATCAAATGATTGGTAAGTTTGGATTTGATTTATTTAATTAATAGGAGATATAATGTTTAAAAATATATTTAAAAAAGCTGTAACAATAGGAGCTGGATGGCTTGGTAATAAACTGGGTGGTCCTGTAGGTGGTTCAATTGCAAAAAAATTAACAACAAGTTTATTTGATAGAAATGGTAGTGGTGGAGATTGGCAAATACAGGATACATCTGTAGCTCCGCAAAATTATGGTGGTAGAGTAGGATTTGAAAGATCCCAGGATGCTAGTGTTATTAGAAAACAATTAAAAACTGCAGATGGAGATGAGTTAAGAAATGAATGGGATTACCGTTTAACTAAATGGTTTAGAAATAAAGACCAAATGTTTACATAAGGAGAAGTATGGACGAATTTAGAAAATCACCAAATAACCCCTTTGATGCACCAGTACCTGGACAATCATTAACAGATAAACCAGGAAACTCACCTTGGGAACATCCTCCACAATTTACAGATACTACAGAAGCTGCAGAATATATATGGGATAAAATAACTCAACCTGACTTTGCTGATCAAGTAGTTGCTATGTTAGACGCAGGCATACCTGTAGAAGCTATTGGTAGAATTGTTGTATTTGCAGGATTTACTGAAGGTAAATGGACTCCTGATGTAGGATTTATATTAGCAGAAGTTGTTATGAAAATGATAGCAACAATTGGGGTTACAGCTGGTGTTAAGAAATTTAGAATGTCTATGCAAGATTTAACTAATAATAAACAAATGAAAGATATTATGACTGTTAAAGCTAGAAATAGTGAATTAGAAAAAGCAACTAAAAGTTTACAACAAGATATAAAAAGTAGCCCAGATCAAAAAGGTTTAATGGCTCCACCAAAACCTAAAGAAGAGGAGGCAGTATAATGAGTGCACTTAGAGGATTAATAACTGGCTTTGGGACAGCTGCTATTAAAGATAAAGAAGCAAAAGATAATGCAAGAATGGAAGTTGTTAAGGCAGCTGGTTTAGATTACTATACAAATCAATTACCACAGTTTCAAAAAACTGAAAAAAATAGAGCACAAGCATATACCCAATTAAGTAAAATACTAGGATCTGAAGAAGCTGCAGATTATTTTGATTCTAATGGTTTCATTACAGGTGATGGTAAAGATGTAGAAAGAGTATTAAAATTGCTTGAAGATAAAGAAATTAAACCAGATGCATTTAAAAATTATATACCTACATCAAATTATAGTGATAGATATAATACTAGACAAACAGATTTTGAAACAAGATTTGACCTTGTAACTAAAAATTTTAATATACAAGGAAGTGGTATTGGACCCTCTACAGTTAAAGGTTTATTAGCACAAGAACCAGGTGATATAACTAAAACAGAAACAGTTACTACACCAGGTGTAGAGGCAGAACAAATTCCAGGTACTCCTATAATGACTAGTGGTACTCCAGAAAAAACTGAAGAAATAACTACTACAATACCTAGAACTACAGCTGATACAGCTATGAGTGAGTTTTTTGTGAGTAAAGCAGGTGTAATAGATCTTGGTAAAACTAGTGAAATTGAAGCAGCTGCAAAAAATTTTAGAGGTTTTGATAAAGGTATGAGCCAAGATCAATTTGGAAATGTTCAACTTAATGTTTTTGGTAATAAAAAAATAGAACTTGCTGCATTTAAATCTGTAATGAATGATGTAGCACAACAATATGAAACAGAAGATGGTAAAGTTTCTTTAAGTTTAGCAGCTGAAGAGGCAAATAAAAAATTAAGATTTCAAACACAGGGTGTTATTGGAGATAATAAAGTAGCCATATTAGATGGATATCAAGAAACAGTTGTTAAAGGTGAAACAACATATACTGCTTCTGGATTTAGAACAGAAAATCAATTTTTAGATAATTTTGAAGGTGATAATATGCAACAAAAAATGTATAGATATCTAGCTACGCTTAATTCAAAATCTGAATCACAATATTTTGCACTAAGTTTTCCTCCAGGTTTAAAATATCCTGGAACTAATATAGAAATAAGAAAAGATTTATTAAACATAACTAGATAATATGACAAAGTTATCTTACGGAGATCTTACTATTAATTCTAAAGTAAGCACTGGTGGCGGTGGTTTTACTTATGAAGAATTATTAGGAAAATCACAAATAGCAAACCCATCAGAAGAGACTATTAAAAATAATAATAAAATTAATACAGCTATTAAATTAGATACAAATGAAGATGGCTCTATTAAATATACATTTGATAATATATATGAAGATAAAGAATTAATAGCAGTAGTAAAAGATTATTATACTAATAGAGACGGTGAAGTATATGATGATAAAACTGCTATAGATAAATTTATATCAGATAGAACTTGGAAGCAAGCTAACTCACTACATATGGGTGCTGAACTTGCTTATATTAAAGGTGATAATGTTACTAATGATCAAAAATCTAGACTAGCTTATCTTACAAGATATTGGGATGAATTACCAAATTTTTATGAGGAAGGTGGTAGAGGTATGGGAGGATTTTTTAAAAATTTAGGTGTTGGTTTATTAGATCCTATAACTTATATTGGTCTTGGTGTTGGTGGTCTAGTTTCTAAAAGTATAATGACTGCAGGTGCAAAAGAAGTAGTTAAGTCACAAATTAAAAAAGGTGTAGCTAAAAAAACTGTAGCAAAAGAAATATTAAATAACCCTGAAGAGTTTGCAAAGTTAGCAACTAAAAGAAAAAAAGAGGCTTTAATAAAAGGTTCTGCTTCTATGGCGTTAGTAGATGGTGCTGGATTCGGCACTATGGATATTGCTAATCAAACTGTAGAAAAAGAAATAGGATTAAGAGAAACACTAGATCCATATAGAACAGGGACTGTTGCATTAACAGCAGGTGGTCTAGGATTTTTTGTTGGTTTTGGTGGTGGATATGTAGGTAATGCTATTCGTAATTTAAGATTAGCAAAGAATACAAATTTACCTACTAAAACTTTAAAAAAAGCAGCTAAAGATGCACCAGATAATACTAACAAATCAACTGGAGTAAATACAAATTTTAGAATAGGAAGTTATATTAGAACTAACCTAGTAGATCAATGGGACTTTGTAAAAGTTTTACAAAAAGAAATTACAGGTGTTGGTGGTGATATACCATCATTAAAAAAATTATACAAATCAGGTAAGTATAAATCTGACCCTATACTTGAACCATATTTTCAATTAAGAACATTAGCAGCTTCAAGTACTAGAGCACATAATTTTATTATGACTGGTGTATTAATGCCACCCAAAGCAGGTGTTAAATCAGCAAGTTATACTAAAGGTAAGAGTAAAGGACTTCATGAAATATTAAAAGTATTTGATGATAATAATGAAGCTAATAATTTCTTACAATATGTATCAGCAAAGAGACATGTAGCTTTAGCTAAACGTAGTAAAAAGATAGATGCTTCTTTACCTATGGAGAAAAAGGTAAGAAAAGAGTTTATTGATTTTGCTGAAATGACCCCACTACAGTATGCAAAAAAATATAAAACAACATTAAAT